ACCTGACAACACAGGAAAGAAATACAGAAAGCACGACAAGGATCTCATAAAAGACCTCGCTCGTATCATGTGCACCTATGACGAGATAGGTCAGATCATTGGCATCACCGGCGAAGGTGTCAAGAAGAGATACAAGAAATTGGTTGATGAGGGCCGGGCGGAAGGCAAGAAGTCGCTACGCCGAAGCCAGATGGAACGCGCATTGGCCGGAGACGTCAGGATGCAGATCTGGCTTGGCCGAAACTACCTAGATCAGAAAGATGACCCCAACTCAACAGATCATTCACAACCACTACCTTGGCAGGAGGATGAATAACAGTGAAGTTGAGCACCCCACAGAAGACGGTAGCCAATGATCCAGCGAGATTTGTGGTATTATGTACGGGCAGACGTTTCGGCAAGACCACATTGGGCATAAGACAACTGTTCTTCAATGCCAGACATCCAGACCAAAATGTTTGGGCGGTGTTACCAAGTTACAGACAGGCCCGCAACGTTTGGTGGGACGCGGTAAAACACAAGGCCATAGAACTGAACTGGGCCAAAAAGATCAATGAAGCGGATCTTTCAATCATCCTGAAGAATGGTAGCAAGATATCACTGAAGGGTGCTGACAACAGGGACGCACTGAGGGGCGCCAAGTTGAATTACATATTCCTCGATGAAGTGGCCAACATTGAAAAGGAAGCCTACACGGAAGTTTTAAGGCCAACGCTATCAGACACAGGTGGTAGGGCCATGTTCGCGGGCACACCAAAAGGCATTTCGAATTGGTTGTATGACATATACCAACAGGGACAAGATCCCACAGACACCAACTGGAGTTCATACCAGTTCACCACCATACAGGGCGGCTTCGTCCCTGAAGAAGAGATACAACAGGCCAAACAGGAACTGGATCACAAAGTGTTCTCACAGGAATACGAAGGCACATTCCAAAACTACGAAGGTAGGATCTACTACGGATTCGAGAGACAGCACAACGTGAAAGATTTTTCGTTCGAGACCAGACAAAACATCATACACATCGGCATAGATTTCAACGTACACCCGTTAACCGCGATCTGTTTCGTGGTCAAGGACAACAAGATGTACGTTATCGATGAGATAGAGATGTATGGATCAAACACCGAAGAACTGACCAATGAGATACACGGTAGGTTCCCAGGCACCAAGATAATTGCGTATCCTGATCCATCAGGCAGGGCGAGGAAGACAAACTCACCAAAGACAGATTTCAACATCCTACACAACGCCGGCTTCATAGTGAAAGCACCATCAAGACACATTCCTGTGAGGGACAGGATCAATGCCGTAAATAGCAAGTTCTGTTCAGGCACAGGAGAGAGAGGCATTATGATACATCCAAAATGTAAGAGTTTGATCACAGCGATGGAGAGGCACATCTACAAGGAAGGCACTTCACAACCAGAGAAGAACGGTTCGAAAGACTACTCACACATATCGGACGCGATCGGGTACGCCACATCATTCCTATTTCCTATCACTAGGACTTATGAACCAACAGAACAACAAAACACATGGAAGGTTAGAATATAATGGCCACAGTAAGCAATTTTTCAGTAAACCAGGATCCAAAGAGGACCAGTGCGCACTACACCGCACTTGGAGTGCATCCTGAATACCTGACGCACTTCAAACGTTGGGAATTTTTAAGGTCGTCCTATTTGGGATCTTATGAATACAAGATGGGTGAATACCTGACCAAGTACCAATACGAGGGTGATTCAGAATACTTCAGGAGGATAGCGACGACGCCTTATGACAACCATGTGAAGTCCATAGTACACATCTACAATTCATTCCTGTACAGGCAACCCATCAAGAGGGAATTTGGTAACATCAAGGACACACCTGAACTCAAACAATTCATGAAGGACACTGACCTAGAGGGCAGGAGTTTTGAAAGTTTCATGCGTGATGTCAACACCTGGAGCACGGTTTATGGCGCCTGCGTCATACTGCTAGACAAGCCACAGTCAAACGCCAGGACCAGGGCCGAGGAACTACAACAGGGCATCAGACCCTACGCATCAATCTACACACCAGAGAACGTGTTGGACTGGGAGTACTCGAGACAACCATCGGGCTACTATGATCTCACATACCTCAAACTGCTGGAAGTGGAACAGAAGGCCTATGGCATGAACGCCAGATACTACATCAGGGAATTCACAAAGGACACCATCACACTGAGCGAATACAACGCCGAGAAGGGCAAGAGCGAAATAATGGCGGAGATGCCAAACGAGATAGGTGTCGTGCCAGCGGTGTGGGTGTACGCCAACAGATCACCAATCAGGGGCGTGGGTGTTTCAGACGTGGGCGACATCGCGGACATGTCAAACGCCATATTCAATGAACTGTCAGAGATAGAACAGACCATTAGGTTATCAACATCACCAAGCCTCGTGAAGACACCAGAGGTTGACGCCACGGCCGGACCAGGCGCCATCATAACAGTGCCAAACGAGACCGATCCAAATCTAAAGCCATACCTACTCCAGCCCACTGGACAGAGCGTTGAGGCCATATTGAAATCGATCGACGAGAAGATAGTTGCCATCGACAGGATGGCCTGCATGTCGGGCATCAGGACCGCACAGACCAGACAGCAGTCAGGTATCGCAATGATGACTGAATACAGCATGTTGGATGCCAAGCTCACAGAGAAGGCAAAAGGTCTGGAATTGGCGGAAGAGAACCTATTCAGACTGTTCGCCAGATGGCAGGGACAGGAGTTCGATGGCGAGATAGAATACCCAATGGCGTTCCACATCAGGGACAAGAACCTGGACATGGACGTGTTGGAGAAGGCGGCCAGGACAACCAGGGACATCGTCAACGCAACACCAGACGTCAAGGCAGTGATTGATCAAAAGATCAAGGAGATACTGGCCAAGGACCCATTCGAACTGGAACAGATGAACCAGAACAAACTAGATATGTCACACCCAGTGACGACCACAGCATCGAGGACCAAACACATCCAAGACATGATAATGCAGGGCTACACGGACCAACAGATGTTGGATCTACATCCTGAGATCGATCAGGCGGACATAACTGCGGCCAAACAAGCATTGTTGAACACAGGGGACAATGATGGCCAAGTACCAGGGTAGGACAGTAACACTCAATAGACCATTCAGGACGCCCAGCGGACCCAAGAAGAGCGCGGTGTATGTGCGTAACCAGAAGACCGGCAACGTCAACCTAGTGAGATTTGGACAGCGTGGCATGAGCATAAAGAAGAACAATCCTGCCAGACAGAAAAGTTTCATAGCAAGATTCACACCAATTTTAAAGGCAGTAAAAGGACAGAAATCATTGAGTCCCGCATACTGGAGCATACGAGCATGGAAAAAATAGACAAGTGGTTGGCCAACTTCTTTGGCTCAGTGGACAAGCTGGCCGAGTGGATAGAACGACAACTTAGGAAAATATTCAACTGATGGAGGTAGACTCGAGTGGCAGGTATAAAGACAAGGAAGGGACAACAGACCCCGCACATGCGATACTACGCCAAGGGCCAGGAGTGGAGGCCTTGTCGGGTGATACAGAAGAAACGCCACGGCAATGGCACGAGGACGTTTATGGCCGCACAGTCGGTGCAGACCGGAGACATCTACAAGAACGCACATGGGCTCACGGCACCATGGCACTCGATACACTTCACACCAACACAGGGAGATGAGTGATGCCATACAGGGGCAAACTGGACGGACGGGCCATAGAGACGGCCACCTCGAGGGCACTGGAGGCGGTGTTCGATGAATACAAGTTACACAACAAGAACTGCATAGAGCGACAGAGCCAACAGGGTGCGTTCCATTCCAGGAAGTCCCTACAGAGTCTTAAATATCTGGTACATCGCAGGAAGATAGAACTGCTGGAACTGTACACACAGGATGAAAGGAGATTGAATGCCTATCATAACAACATCAACAGCGTCAGCACTGCTGACCAACAAGATACCAACCCGGAGGAGGACCAAGATGGCGAGCGGAAGAAAGAAACCAATGACATCAGGCAGGAGGAAGCCTAGGAAACCCAGTGGCAGACGAAAGTAAGTTAATTGAAAACTGGATTAGAGGACAGGTTGCTAAGGTCAATAAGAAGACTGGAAAGGCAATCTGTCCTTTTGCAGAAAAGACTCTTAAAGATCAAACGATACAGATCACGAGGGCGAAAGTTGATCTACTGGAGCACATTATCCATTGCTGTCATATGGTTCCTATCTTTAATCTTGATATCGTGGTGCTTTACATTGATTACAAGATAAGCGAACAGCGACTGGCCACCATATGTGAACAGGCACACAACAACAAACTACACATGGCGGTGATGTACGATCACCCAGACAACAAGGGACTGCACCGGGGTGTCAGTTTCAGTTACAAGAGGAAACCCTTGGTGATGATACAGCCCTTGGACAAACTCAAGGACGCACAGGCCAGACTGCGTAGGTCAGGTTGGTACGAGGCCTGGGGCGTGGAAGACCTAGAGCAATTCTACTAGTTGACACATCGTCAATTTGTGCTATTATTTAGGTATATGAAAGTTTACGTTTTAACTACCAACGAAAGACAACACCTCGAATCAATTACCAGACCAGAATGGACCAAAATATCCAATGACATCACTTATTGGGACAACACAGGACATCATCCTGGACATGGTAGGAACCGAATCTTGGAAGACTTCTATTTGAATCACACAGATCAATGGTGTGTGATAGCAGATGATGACAACATCATAGACCCAGCCAGGGGATATTATGATCGTTTCATTGATCAACTTGATTACGTTTTAGAAACTGCCAGTGCAAATGACATCGCCACATTTGGATTCTTGAACAACATCGTACATCGTGTTGACATCACGATCAAACACCCGACCTTACAACACAATTGGGTTTGGATGAGATCGTTCAGTTTAAGCAATATATTTTTCCATAGGAGGACCAAACTGGTACCGTTCAATGAAACGCAAATGATAGAAGACCAAGAATGGTGTATGGATCAATTGAAAAACGGCATGAGATGTGCCACATTGATGAATGCAGTGATCAAGGACGTAAATCACAAAAGCACATTGTTCCGTGATAACACAGACAGGAAAAAACAATATCAGATGGCCAAAGACCTTTGGATGACCAAGTTTCCAGAATTGAAAGTGGATGTGAGGGGACGTGTGCGTAAGACACATTTCGTCAAGAAATACTGGCGTCCAAACATCCTATGGTCTGGATTGAAAAACATTGGTGTGGCCTGCTACAATCCGTACAAAATATAATCATACGACTTTATTGCTGTAAATAAAGATGTAAATAACAACATACTCAATAGGAGGAAATCTAATGTCGGATTCAAAAGAGACAGAAGTCCAAGTTGCAGAGGCCACGGAGGCACAGGCAAACGACTCTAAACAACAAACTCCGGAGACAGAGGTGTCAAAAACCTACACTGCTGAGGAATTCAACAACGCCATGGCATCAGTCCGTAAGAAGACCGAATCCAACGTGTTGAAAAAATTCCAAGATGTTGATGTTGAACGTTATCGTGAACTTGTTCAGAAGGAAGAAGCAATGAAACTGGAAGAACAGAAGAAGCGAGGCGAGTTTGAAAAGATATTGAAGGAGACCGCTGAGAAGAAGGACCAAGATATCCAACAACTCCGCTCACAGTTGAACTCAGTCAAAGTGGATGGTGCATTGTTGAACAGTGCTTCCAAACACAAGGCCGTCAATCCCGAACAGGTCGTAAGGCTCGTGAAGGAAAAGGTCAGATTGAATGACGCTGGTGACGTTGAGGTCATTGGAGACAATGGCACACCTAGATACACTGAATCTGGAGAACTAATGGGCGTGGATCAATACGTGAGTGAATTCCTTTCACAGAACACGCACTTCGTCCAAGCAGGTCCCAGTGGATCAGGATCAACATCCAACACCAACTCAAAGTCAGTGCAGGAATTAGATACTTCAAAATTGGATCTAAACAATCCAGAACACAGAAGGATCTACAAGGAAATGAGGCAGAAGTCTGCCAACAATCCCAAGTTCTTCTAAACTATAACAACAAAGGAGAATAGCAATGGCTATCAATACTACATCGACACACGGTGCTTTGTTAACAAACATTTTACAAGAAGCGGTTTTCACTGCGTCAGAGAGATCTATCGCTGGAAGCCTTGTAAAAGTTTTTGACATGACAGGCACTCCAGGTCTTACTGCCCAAGTACCAGTATACCCAGAAGTTGCGGCTTCAGGTCTTACTGAAGGCACTGACCTAACAACACAAACAAGTGTTAACCCAACAACAGTAACGATCACAGCATCAGAGATTGGTGTGAGAGCGGACCTGACTGACCTTATCAGAGAGAGTTCAGGCAGAGACGTTGCGGCTGACGTGGGAAGAATACTTGGAAACGCGATTGGTGAGAAAGTTGACACAGACGTTTTCGCACAATTCGATTCATTAACAACTAACGTTATCGGAACAGGTGGAACAGACCTTACTCCAGACCTATTATTAAACGCGATCTACAAGTTAAGAGCTCAAAACGCTCCAACTGACGCGGATGGTGATTACTATGGTGTGTTTGCTCCAGCGGCGATCCACAACGTTGCAAAAGTTCTAACACAGGCTGGTTACGCTTCAGGTGGTTCAACTGCTATGTCTAACGTGGGTGACTCTATCTTGAGTTCTTCTGCTTACATGGGTAGAATCTACAACTGTAAGTTATTCATGACTACATCAGTTGGTGTTGACTCAGCGAACGATGCAGTTGGTGGAATATTCTCAC